GGCATACATTATGCTATACCTTATTTTAAGAATTTAAGACTTCATATAACTCGATTTATTTGTGGTATTCCACTACAAACTAATCAAAGTTTTATTGGTCTTGATAAAGACGGTTTTCCAAAGCGTTTTTCTAAACTTAAGGATTATATAATTAAAAATAGATCTAATGTTAATAGGATGAGAGCTGTTATGACTCTTATCTTATTCACTAGAGCTATTGATCCTACTCCTAAGGAACTCGAAAAAGTTCCGGTGAAGTTTGATTCAATTATTGATCCTTATAAAGGAAGTTGTTATACTATTCCCAATAAATTTATAATTGATTTTATAAATTTTTATGGTTTTAAAGGAAAATATAAATTTAATTTTTCAAAAGATGCTTTCTTTTCAATGAAAAGTAGCCCTTTTGGAGAATCAATTAAAAGTTCCTTTTATAGTATTTTAGGTTTATCTTCTTCAATTTATAATTCTTTATATCATTTATGTAAAATAAATGGAAATGAAGAATGATTGAAGAGATTGTATAATCTTTCTTGGGAATTTAATCCTGATAAAAGATTTTTACAACAGGAAAATACTTCTGGTTCTTTAAGTTTAATTAAAGATCCGGAGTTAAAAATGAGGGTAATAGCCATGCTTGACTATTATTCTCAGATTTTCCTTAAACCTATCCACAACCACCTCTTTAATTGTTTACGAAAGTTACCTTGTGATAGAACCTTCACCCAAAATCCTAAATTTGAACCTATTTCTAAAAGAAATAAACACAAATTTTGATCATTAGATTTAAGTGCTGCTACAGATAGATTTCCTATAAGTTTACAAGTTAAACTTATTAGAAATATATTCAATCATGATGTTTCTATCAATTGATATAATATCTTGATTAATAGAGTTTATACCTATCTACCTCCAAAAGGTAGTAAGGAAGAACCAAAGAATTTAAAATATTCTGTTGGCCAACCTATGGGTGCTTACTCTAGCTGAGCAACATTTACTTTATCCCATCATCTTGTTGTATGTTGATGTGCCTTTTTAGAAGGTTATCCTATAGGATCATTTAATAATTATATATTATTAGGTGATGATATAGTGATAAACCATAATAAAATAGCACAAAGATACATCAAGGTGATGACAAAACTAGGTGTTGATATTTCTCTTAACAAAACACATGTATCTAAAGATACTTATGAATTTGCTAAAAGATGAATATCAAGTGGTAAAGAAATAACAGGTATACCTATAGGTGGGATTATAAGAAATTATAATTCCCCTAAAGCTGTCCTTACAATCATTTATGATTATATGGTTAAGCTTAATATAAGTATTCCCTGTTTAGACATAATATCAAAATTTTATGATGGTATAATTATTGAAAAGATAATTATTAAAGACAAAAAGAAGTCTATTAAGTACTTCAAAATGTCATATAAAAATATCTTTAAATATTTACGCCATTATAATACTGCAATAAGATTCAGACTTAATCTAATAACTTTAGATGAAATCAGGTCTTATATTATGAGTTTTAAACCCATAATAGCAGGAAATTGTGATATAATCCTTTTGTTAAAGGTATCACTTTTAGGTTCTTGTGGTGAGCTTGTTAACAAGGGTTTAGGAAAGATTATTAAAAACAATTTCGAATATGTTAAATTTCGAAAAGTTCTTAATAATAATAAGCGTCGTCCGAGTTTTTCGGATTTCGCTTATTTTCCTATGTTTCACTCATTACTTAATCAAATACGTCCTTCTATTGAAAAGATATTTTCTTTAGAAACTATTAAAACAGTATCTAATCATGAGTACTTAGATTCTTATATTGAATCAACTGTACCTGATTTAGATGCTTATTTCTTAGATAAACGTAATGTTAAATCTATGAGTGAATCCCTTGATAAACTTTGAAAAGGAGCTATATATAAAATCAAAACTGGTTCTCCAATTGATTTATACGGCTCTTGATCAAAGATGCTCTATGGTATTCAACAAGGTGACATTCTAGAACTTAATGAAGGTCTAGTAATGGTCAACTTTTCTTCAAAACTTTGAAAAGGTTATTATGATAAACCTTTTATTCCTGGGGTCTATGACCCTTGAAATCAAGGTCTTAATGACCTGTTCAAAGTAGAGTGAGAAAAACTCATGTTAAAAACCGAACCACC